CAACGTTGGTGCTCTGCGAACCAGAAACGTCAACGGAGTTTGTGGAACCATCTTCTTCAGTGACCGTGACTGTGCCGAGACCAGCGACCACGTTGCCGAGGTCTGTGGCGTTGGCGAAAGCACCCGAAGGATAGATACCATAAGAAATCTGGCCTGCTGCAGTGGCTTGTACCTGGTAGAAAGCGATGGTAGAAGTACGCTGGATCGCTGCGTTGATGGTGTTGATAACACCAGGATTGAACACGCCTGTGCCGCCGCCGTCGGCATTGCCCAACTGGTTGCGTAGGTCGATGGCCTGGTTTGATGCATTCTCAACGATCAATGCGATGAAGTCTAACTTTGGACCTGCCATCTGCACCAGGGCAGCTGACGAGATCTGACCGGTCTGAGGACCGTTGTTGATGTCTAGTGCAAATACTGGTTGCGAATCACCATTTGCGGGTGGGAAAAATGCCATTTTAAGTCTCCTTAGTAAGTGAGGCTCTGCCTCTGCACTTATTTACCAAATTGGAGAAAAATGCTGGTATCTAGGTGAGTTCTGGATTGTTTCTGGCGAAGTTTGCGGCGGAGAATCTCATGCGATCCACGAATTTCAGACCCTGGCCCACATAACCTTCGTGCCCAGGTTCGTCGTTCACTGACGCCGACACGTCCTGTGCCTGTGCGTCCAATTGCCGCACAAGATCGTTCTTGAGCTGGCTCACGGCCAGGAACGCTTCAAACACAGAGGCCATGGCAGTTTTGTTTTGAGTGGCCCAGTCAAATATACGCGGTGCCTTGGCCGGAGCCTGCTGTTGCACCCAGGTACCAAAGCCTGCTATGAGATCATCATAACTGCCGGATCGCACACGACTGTTCATGTACTGTTTGATCAACTGTGGCAGATCCGTGATCCTCCGATCTCTGAGTTCTTGGGGGTTGAATAACTGATCTATGGCTGCTCCGTGCTGAGCTATGATATCTTGTATGGTTTTCACTGTGTTCTTGTCCAACTTGATTTCGCCCGCAGTCCGCAGGCTGGGGTCCAGGATCAACACGCCGGGAGCAGGTACAAGATCCGTGGCGGTGATGGGCTGTGCTGCGGCACCAGGTGCAGCCAACTGTGTATGCACCACCACGCCAACTTCGCTAGCACCGATCTGTTGCCCCAGTTTAGAGTCCGCAGGCACGCGATATTTCACTGTGTTGGGCTGGAACTCATAAGCACCTTGGACCACGGCGGGCTGATCAGCATACAAGAGATCGCCTTGCACATAACCACGGAAGTCCTGGGGCACTGTGCGTCTCAGCATGGGAAACAGTTTTTTGTAGATGGCCACCAGTTCGCCGCGTTCACCACCGCGGGCCGCCATGATCTGTTCGATCTGCTCAGGTGAAGTGGCCAGACCATCATAGCCCTTGGCTAGAAAGCCTGACTTGTCTGTGAGCACGAACTCGCCTGAGGGCTTGCGGCCAAAGATGATGGCGGGCTTGCCGTCCCATTTCACCGTGGTGGTCTCGGGCTGCCGGGCCGCTGCCAAGATGCCCTGCAGAGCTTGTGTCAGTCCTCGGCTGCCGGCATCCAAGACTCGATCTTCGGGATGCTCGATACGCACCCCTTCAGTGATGACCTGCATGCCTTGTACCATGATTCTGTCTCGCAGGCGGGCCATCCAATTCACTTCAGTGTAACCTACGTTTTCGTCCAGCGGCGTGCCCGCACGTTGCATGTGATCGCGGAAGTCCGCCAGTTTAGCATCCTTTTTGGGATCTGTTTTTAACTGTGCCAGGATCTTTTCCACTGACCCAAGATCTTCTCGTGTAGCCCGGGGGTTCAGCAGCATCTGGGCGATCCGGTCAGGGTCGTCTGTGATCAGTTCATTGGTGGTTCGGTCCATGATACCGTCATTCTGATTGAGCTTGTAGCCCATGCTCTTGGCCAGGGAGTTCAGCAACACATTGCGTGTGGCACCCTTGTATTCACTGTTGGGATCTTGCCGCAGGATGAACTTGGAGAACTCGGGCTTGTTGAGAAACATGAAGTCGGTCTGCACATAGCCACGCTCGGGCACTCCCACGATGGGCGTTTTGAAATGCACAGCCACACCCGATTTCCGCACCCAGTCCCGAGGATCAAACTTGTTGGCCACAGCCCAGTCCGTGAGCCGCTTGACCAGTTGTTCCTTGGTCACTACATTGGCATCCACAGCGATGTCGATGTCACCAGAAGTGGGCTTGAGTCCTGTGGATCCCAGCATGTTGTTGCGGAGATCCAGTCCAGGCAGCATGTGTTCCAGCCATACCAGGGTGGGCTTGATGTCAGTCTGTGCTATACGCTGTGTGACAGGCACACCGTCGGCATCTTTAAAGATGTTGCCGCCTTCGGCCAGGATCATTTTGTGGCTACACCCAGGGCATTCAACAGGCTGTTGACCATGGGATTGGCCTGCTTGGTAGCAGTCAATGTTCCACCTGCGGCCTGCTGCAGGGCAGTGGCCACGGCCTGTGTGTTGACATTGGCACCTTGAAGTACCTGTTGCACAGTGGCAGACATCTGTTGCGGAGTAAACTGTGGATTCTGCGGGGCCTTGTTGGGATCTTGGCGGGCTACATTGACCGCTGCCACCATCTTCTCAAAGGCCGCGGGCAACAGTTTGGGATCCATGCGGGCCTTGACCACAGCATCCACGGCTGGCATCAGTCTGCTCTGGCTGGTCTGGTCCAAGGTATCGAATTTCCGCCCTTGCAGCATGACCCTCTCCACAAATTCTTGGAGCCTGTCTTCGTATTCGGGCTCACTGATGGGCATGCCTTGATTGGCCTGTTGTAGTTGTAAAAGCTTAGTATTCCATTGTTTCAGGGCTGCTTGGCTCAGGGCCGCGGTGCTGGTGGCCACTTGGGCTTGTTGGTTTCCCAGGGCTGCACCCAGACGGGTCATCAGTCCCACTTCATCCAGGCGGTGCCGTGTTATTTCATGTATCTGCATCGATTCTTCTCACTGTGCGGGCAAATTTGGCCGCGTCTTTGGTGCGTATGGCGTTCAGCAGTTTACGCACCAGATTCTCTGCTTGGTCAGCAGGATATGCTGCTTCGATCTGCTCCACCAACCGCACAGCACTTGCTATCACGTTTGAGGCCCGGCTTTCGATGATGTAGCGGCGATCACGATCTTCATGGCGTTCCACGTATATCGCATCTAGTTCTTCTAATATGCTGCGGGTGCGTTTTTGCATGGTTCCTGAAACCTTTGGATTATTTATGGGGATTTGGAACTTAGGACTGTTTGATCTGACCCAGCAGTTGCTTGAGTTTGTTGCTTTGTACTTCGGCTGTGACCTTGCCAGTATCTTCACTGGTATCGGCTTCGGCCACACGGCTTTTGGCCTTGATGCTTTCGTATATGGTGCTCTTGGCAAAACCTGATGCACCCTGTGGCTGCTCTTCTCCTGCGTCGGTGATACGCATGGTTTCGATGTTGTATTCTAAATCGATCTTCTGTCCTACACCTGTGGAACTACGTGACTTCATGCACTGTATCTGATAACGACCACGCTCACGCATGGCTCTGGAAGTGAATATGCCAAACACGTTGTCGGCTGTGTTGATTTTAGAGATACCACCCGATATGTGGCTGTGATCAAACTCGATCTCTTCCACTGCTGATCTATTCAACTGCGAAGCAGTGACCATGAGCACGCCTAGTTCTTTGGCTAAGTTACGCAGTTCTTCACTCACATACTTGTCTTTGACAAACAAGTCATTGGGACTGACCTTGGCTGATACCGGCATCAGCAAATCAAGATAGTCAATCATCACAAAGTCCACGCGGATGCCAGTCTGTATCTGTGCTTCTTTGAGATAGGCACGGATGTCGTTGATGTTGCTCTGTGCCGGAAATCCCTTGATGCGATACTGTCCGGCTTTTTTACCCACCAGTTTGACCTTGAGCTCTGTGGTGTCAATGTCCCGGCGGATGTCTTTGGTTGACGCATTGGTAAGCATGGCATCGGTACGCAGAGCACACAGTTCTTCGCTGAGTTCCAGTGTTACATACACACCGCTGAGCCCGGCCTGCAACCAGTTCAGTGCGATGTTCATCATCACCAGACTCTTGCCTGATCCTGAACCCCCGGCAAAGATGTTGAGCTCACCTCGGCTGAATCCACCGTACAGCAATCGATCCAGTTGTGGCCACCCTGTTGATACTTGCCCACCGGAATTGAAATAGCGATTGATACGGGCACGCGGATCTTCCCAGTAGTCTGTGCCCATGTCCTTGGTCAATGATATCTGTACTGCATCCTTGATCAGTTTCTCCACAGGATCATATTCGCCTTTTTCTAGAAGATCCACGGACTTCAAGATCGCACGTTCTAGTTCTTGGCGGCGAGTAAAAGCTTCAAACTCCGCCATGAACCAGGCGAAATGATCTTCTGTGAGATCCGGTACATGCGATAATTTCGTGTTGGTGGCCGCTATCACCTGTTCCAGCACCGGCATGGTTTTGTGATCATTGCTGTGCTCGCGGATGAATTCCGCGGCACCACGCAGGCTGCGATCAAAGTTCTCAGGATTATAGATGTTCTGCACACGCACATAACTCTGTGCATCCTGCAGCATCATCTCCAGGAACAATCTCTGAACATCTACGCTATAGTCCTTTAACAAGTTGTCGCTTCCTTAGTTCTATTTTGATCCGGCTGGTTTCCCGTGCCTGCATGATATGTATCAAAGTTGCTAAACGTCCAAACTGTTTTACCGCATCGTTGACATCTTTGATTGCTGATGGCCATGCAGGCATGCTCACTGCCCATCCTAATTCCAGGGCACGATCTACCAATTTCATACCAGCTGTGTCCTGATCAGGAACCACAGTGACTTCACGACCCAGACTGCGTATCAATCTCGCCTGTGCATCAGAGATGTCGGCATGCAACACAGCCAAACCCGCGATCGACAGTGCATCAAACACACCTTCTACCACGATCACATGCTGCCAGTCAGGTCTTTGTAAATCCGTGCCAAAAACATAGCCCGGTTGCAGGTCATGCACATATCTGGGATTGTGATCGTCGAAGAACCTACGGGTATGACCAACAATGCGACCATCATAGGTGAATGGTATGATCACACCTTGTCTGCGGCTGAATTTGTCATCGGGCCGACCATGGATCATGCCCGTGGGATAATCTTCAGGCACATGCCTATCTCGCAGATACTGCCAATGCACTGGCATGTTGGCATCAATCAAGGCAAACTCTTCGGGCAATTCTCGGTCTTCGAAATCTATGCCCTGCACCACATTGGCTGTGCGTTGGCGGTCATCTAGGATGCCTTGCACGCTGCGATGTCGCAGGCTTTCGAGGTTGATGCGTTCGATCTCCTCCTGCGGCACGTTGAGCCATGTCAGCAAGCGGCGAGCCTTGAATGAAAGATTGCGTCCCAGTATGAAGGTGGCAGTGAATCCACAGTTGAAACAGTGATAGCTCCAACCTTGGTCGGTGGCCTTGATTCCACCACGCTGCCGGCGGTCCTGGCTTTCACCGTTGTGTACACAACAGGGTGCATTGAATGAGATCCAGCCCGAACTGGTGTTTTTCTTTTTGGCCGGAAGATATGAAAGTATGTCGGTCACTCAGACATTGTAACACAATCAATCTCAGGAATCAACAGGTCACGGATGATTGTATGACCCATTTCGTTGGGATGACCATTGGGCATATACCATTTTCTGTCTTGATTATCTTGATGATCTAAAAAAAATCTTATTAAATTGAATTTGGGCCAAATCAATGAAGGTATATCTATATCCAGAGGGGGGTGGGCAGTATGAAACTGCAGAAGTGAAAAACCATGACGGGCAGCAACACCATCGAACAATGTTACAGCTTGTTGGTAATTGTAAGAACTTAGTTCTTGACAGTGACTTAAAGCAATATATCTTTTGGTAAGATCATAGTATGATTCTGGTATGGTGCTAGAACCATGATTTACCCACGTGCTATGGACAAACTTATCCCATTCGGCATGAGTACCATTCTTGGAATAATCTGGCCAATAAAAGCTTGTGCGATCAGATTCTGTTAAACAACACAATACCAGACATTCATCGAGAGAAGGTTCATGTCTCAACCACCAAAGAAAAGTCCAGATCATGCTTTGGAAACTTCCACCCGGATGTCCATAATTTTCTACCGGCACGCTGTAATGCTCACCTAAAAGTCCAAGAAAACAATGACTTTCACGATAAGGAATATTCTGTATCCAACAGGCATGTGCATTTGCATCTGTTTGTTTAAGGTCAGGCGACAACAATTCATCACCAAACATCCATGAGTCACCAAACCCAACTATTTTTTTAAACTTCATCGATAGGTTATGAGATCTATGTTGCCGTTGTTGATGTCTAGTTCTAGACGTATGTAAGGATGGAATCCTTCCACGTTGATGCCCAGCCGTTCGGTTCGGTCCACGAAGTGCAGGCTGTCTACAGTGTTGCCGGTCTTGAGATCTTCAAATTCCACGTCATACCAATCCACGGTCTGTGCTGTAGCATCACTTGCCCCTTGCACTCGCAGGCTGCCAGTGAACTGAACAGGATCCAACTGGAACGTGGTCAACCTCGAACCTTCTGTGGTCAAGGTGCTGGTATAGTAGATTGAACTGTCGGGTGCCTGGCTGGGTATGGTAAGTTCTTCGCTGGCCACGAATGCAGGGAAAACCGAATCCACGATGTCTATGTCACCGCGTGCTCCGGAGTAATCATCAGTAAGCACGGCCTGGTTCAGCACACCCGACGAAATCTCCAAGCTCCATGATGCAGGCTGTGCCTGCAGTTGCCAGGTCTCGGCCTGCGTGACGGTGACCTTGGCCCGTCCCAGGGCGTTGCTCAAACTCACCAGTTCTTTGGCATACAGCAGGTTATCACCGTTCTGGCTGATGATGCGGAACGTGAAAGTGGCCCCGGTGATGTTCACGGGCTTCTGATCCTGATTCAGGAACTGGAACAGGATCACATTGTCCACTCCCAGATTTAATTTTAGACTTTTT